CCGCTTGATCTGTCAGTTCTATCTCCACGGGAGAAAATTCAATATGCAATAGGAGGTAAAAGATAAATGGCGTTAACATTGGCTGAAGCAGCTAAGCTTTCAAATGATATTCTACTTCAAGGGGTGGTGGAGACCATCGTTAAGGATTCGCCTGTCCTGCAGAGACTACCTTTCATTGAGATTGTCGGTAATGGTCTGACCTATAACCAGGAGAAGACCTTGCCCAGTGTTGATTTCTATGATGTCGGTGATACCTGGGTTGAGTCCACCCCGACCTTTGAGCAGAAAACGGCGAACCTGAAGATTATGGGTGGTGATGCTGATGTCGATAACTTTCTCAAATCGACTCGGAGCAATGTTCAAGACTTGGAGGCAGCGGTTGTTGAACTGAAGGCTAAGGCAGTCAAGGACAAATTTGAGGAGACCTTCATCTATGGTGATATCACGGCTAATCCCAAGCAGTTCGATGGTATGAGAAGGCTTATTGATACCGCCACGGCTGGTGACCAGGTAATAGCTATGGGGGATACCGGCGCTACCCTCACTCTAGCCAAGCTAGATGAACTTATTGACGTGGTAAAGGGAGGTAAGCCGGATATGCTGCTAATGAGCCGCCGCTCAAGGCGAAAGATTAATGCTCTGGTCAGAGCGAGTGGGGCAATGATAGACAGTGACCGGGACCAGTGGGGCAACTTTGTCCAGTTGTGGGACGGTATTCCGATTGGCGTCAATGACTGGATACTGGATACCCATGTGGTTAGTGGCGGTGTTGAGACGGATACCACTGGTGGCACCTGCTCCACCATCTATGCCATTCAGATTGGGGAATGGGCTCTCTGCGGCTTGACCAGCCCCGGACACCTGACGGTGGAGCCAATTGGCTCTATGGAGAGCAAGGATGCCACCCGGACCAGGGTTAAATGGTATGTATCCCTGGCGCTGTTCAGCTCGGTTAAGGCAGCCGCTTTAATCGGGGTTCAGGACTAAGTATATAAAGGAGGCTAAAAAATGGCATTCTCAGACCCAGGCAAAGGAAGGATTATTGAGCAGGGTGAAGGGTTGGTCAAGATAACATTAGCCGAAGACTGTAAAGCTGGCGATATGCTGGGCTACAGCTCGGGCTGGAAGAGGGCACTGGCTACTGTCGGCACCGCTATTCAGGGAAGGCTGGTGGCTGGCGAGGATGGCGCTAATGGTGATGAAATTACCGCTTACCGCCGGGCAGTGGTTAGTGGCTACTCTGGCGGTACGGCAGGCAACCCCGTCTATGTTGCCGAGGGAACGGATTACGGCAAGATTACCGAGACCAAGCCAACCACTTCTGGTGATGGCGATACCATCATTGGCTATATGGTTTCGGCTGCGGTGGCTGCCCTAGAGCCCGGCTCAAGGGCTGATTCAACAGCTGCTTAAATATGAATATAAGGGGGAGGGGTTTGCCCCTCCCCCTATATGGAGGTGAATTATGGCACTCACAGTAATAGAACACGTTGAGCATCCTTTTGCTAAGGGTAATTTGACTTCAGATGGGGTTCAATGGAGTGCGGAAAAAACTACCGCTACTGATGACTATGAAACAGTGGAAGAGGTTAGTGTTAACCCACCGCAATTGGGGGCTATTATTGAGTTTGAGTTTGGGCTTACCTGTGCGGTAAAGTCCAGCAGCAGTACCGAGTCGGTGAAATTCAAATGGCAGGCACGCAATAAGGGTGGAACCTGGGTTGACCTTCACGATGAGGTGACTTATGGGGCTGATGCCTCAGCCTACAAGGAATATACCTATAGTGGTCGTTTCCAACCGGTAGCTAACTTCAATGCCATGCCGTTTGACATTCGGCTTCAAATCAAGTCAGGTGCGGCTGGTGGTGAGAATGCCGTCGGTAAGACCAAGAACTCAAGCTACGTTAGGATAATCTATTCTGCTTCGTGAGGTAAGTAATGGAAGTCAAGAGGGATTTTATCTTTGACCCTAGTTTGGCGCTTTATCTGCCTCTTTATGAGCTGGACGGCGCATCCTTCATGTCAAAGGATGCCCATGGGCATCTATGCACAGTTACTGGCGCTTTATGGCGACATAACGGTAGGTATTTTGACGGAATAGACGACTATATTCAAATATCTAACCCAGCTTTCGCATCAAATCAGCAAGGCACAGTAGAGATTTGGATAAGGGCTGATAATATAGCTATCCTACGAGGTATTTGGTGCTATGTCTACCCACCTAGTGCATCTGTTGACGCCTTACGCCTTTCCATCACAACGAACGGTAATGTTAGATATGACGTTTATCTCAATGGTAGCTACGAAGTAGACATTCAGACACCTAATGGCAGCTTCAGTGTCAACACCTGGCATCTAATCAGCACCATCAGCGATGGAGCAAGCATTAAGATATATATTAATGGGATTGAGCAATCCTTGACGGTGGTAAGTGGAAGCAACACAGGACAATGGTTTGGAGATTGTGTAACAGATGCCGATACCTTTGTTGCTGGTGGCTACCTTAGACTGGATACATTGGTAAGCGATTTTGCGGGCTCTATTGGTGAGGTTGGGATTTACAGCCGTGTCTTAACCCCCCAAGAAATCCAGCATAACTACGAAGCGACAAAGTGGAGGTACAGATGAAGTATAGAGTAAGAATTGATTTATCCTTTGCTAGTGAAGCTGATGCTCGGTCTTTGATGTCCTTCGCAGAAGGACTATCTAATAAGGCAGTCAGTATCAATGAGGGTGAGCCAAACGAGGAGATAGCCTTCTGCGATTTAGAGATTTGCCGGCACGATGACCCTTCACCTGTGAAGGGCTGTGAGAAGTTGGAGAGGGTAGAGATTAGAAAACCATTACCTGAATAGAGGGGGTGAGTTATACATGAACCTAACTGAGATGAGAACCATAGTCAGGCGTGACCTGCATGATGAGGACGCTGCCAACTACCGTTGGACGGATGATGAGCTGGATAGGCATATTGCTCATGCGGTTAAGGACTTCTCTGAGTATCTTCCCCACGAGCAGAGGGCAACTAAAGCTACTACTTCGGGCTCCAGGGAACTTGATATCTCCACCATAACTGATAGGATTATGGTTGAAGCTGTAGAATATCCGGTGGACCAGTTCCCCAAGAGGTACCAACCATTTGCCCTGTGGGGAGACACTCTAACCATCCTTGGTGATGAAGTTCCCGATGGCTCTAATGTCTACATCTACTGCGGCAAACTCCATACCCTTGATTCCACAAGTTCCACCATTCCCACCCAACACGAAGACTTAATTGCTACCGGTGCTGGTGGCTACGCCGCGGTGGAATGGGCAGTCTATGCCATAAACCGGGTCAATGTCGGCGGTGGAATCACCCCCAAGGAGTTTCTTGCCTGGGGGAACGAGAAACTGAGGTATTTTAAGCAGGAGCTAAGGCGACTGGGGAGGAGAAATAGGGTTAGAGTCCGCTCGCTCTATAGGCCCTACTATCCCATTGTCTCCAAATCAACCGATTATGGACCTTAATTAGTGGAGGGTCAGAGAGGGATGAAGCCTCTCTTGCAAATCAGTTCCCCTTCCCCTTATTAAGGGGAAGGGGATAAAGGTCGAAGACTCTTCGAGGGATAGGGTTACTAAATAAAAATCTAAGGGGGTGAGGTAGATATGACCGCAAGAGAAGCATTAACCAATGAGGGACTGCCTAAGGAGGCGTTTGCTATCGTTACTGATGCGGAAGCCCCTGATACCTGGAAGTTACCCCATCACCAGAAGAGTATTTTTAGAGTCCTTCACGGCAAGCTTGATATTGAGAAAACGGTTGATTGGGATCGGATGAGTGCGGCGGTGACTGCCCTCTCGCTGGGTGGTTACCGTGGTCGGAGGGTAGAAGCTAGCCCTGAGGAAATTCTTGAGGCTGCCAAGCACCTAGCTAATCACTACCGAAAGGCTGATAAGCCGCTTCCCGATACCCTGGCGGCTCTGGCGTGAGGAGAGGCTATGCTCGCCACGCTTTACAAAGCCCTGTGGTCAATAATTGGCGGTCGCCCCTGGACCTATATCTTACGGGATACCTGGCACAAACTTGAAGGTCTTTGGATTATTGGGCTGGTAGCCATCGGCGCACTACTCGGTCATTGGCTCTGGGATTTAATCTTCTGGTTTCTCCTGGTCTTTGCTCTAGGCTATATTGCCGGTCACCTTTTCTGGGGAACCAAATATATCCCCAACCAACGGGATGATTCAATTCAAAGCTAAGGGATTGTTTGCTAACCTATCCCTCTTACCTTAATAAGGGAGTGTAGGTAAGAGAGGGGCGAAGCCCCTCTCTAAAATCTCTCCCCCTCTCCTTCAAAGGAGAGGGGGATTAAGGTCGAAGACTCTTCGAGGGGTGAGGTCAATAAACGAACTCGAAACTAATTAGCTACAAACTAAAAAGGAAAGAGAAGCGATGCGAAGCCTAACATCAACGCTGTTAGCCGCCCAAAAACAGGCAGCCACAACTCCCTATGTCAAGGTGGAAGCCAAGAATAAGATTGCCGGAGTAGTCAGATATGACTGGTCCAGGTTCTATACTGGCTCGGAGGATGACTACTTCCATGCGCTAACTATGCCCGGCGATGGTTCTCTTGTCAGAGCTAGAATAACCCTACCTGCTGACTCCAGGAAGCTCTACCGCCAGCGAGTATCTAACCCGGGTCCATCAAGTGACTTCAGCCAGTGGACTTACACTAATCAGTATAATGCCGCTGTTGTCGCCTGTGCCTCCCTGGGGACTGAGGTCTCTATCTTCTGGATAGACGGTGTCAATAGGAAAATCCAGCGCATAAAGAGCACTGACTATGGTGCTAACTGGGGAAGCCCTGAGGTCATTGATTATTCCCCCACCACTAACATTAAAGGTCTGGCGGCTGCATATAAGTCCAACGGTGATTTGGCTATCTTTTTCGCTGACCAGGCAACTCTCTATGTGAAGAAGTATGTGGCTGGCGAATGGCAAACAAAATCAGCCTGGAATAAAACTACTGGTGATTTATCAGGTGTTGCTACTGTCTATGATGCCGACTGGAATCTACTTGTCACCGGAAAGGATTCGACGGGTAACTTTAAGTTGTGGAGCTTGGCTTATGGTGATGGCGGTGACGTCGCTGCTGGTAGCTGGTCAGAGTTGAAAGAGCTTGCTTCAGCTCCGTCTGATGGTGAGTTTGAGTATTACCGGCCATTTATGGATAACCCAGATGTTTACCGTAGTTTCTTTGTTGAAAAGTTCACCGGCAGCGAAGCCTATAACCGTCCTTTTTGGTCGCACTCTGTCCTTGATGCCAATTTCATTGATAATCTATGGCGAGAGCCAGTGCCGTTCAACCTGTCCTCAGAATATGGTCTGGCCATAGCCCACTATGGTGATTATTGCTGGCTGTCAAGTCCCGCTGGAGTCTGGAGAGCTAGTCTAACCACCCAGAGCCTTGACCTGACTGCTGATGTTATCGGGGTGAGGCAGGAGTTGGGAGAGACCTCAGGTAAGCTAATCGTGGAACTGAGGAATGATGAAGGGCAGTACGCTTCGCCGGGGCAGGGGGATTTATCGGTTCTTGACATTGGTTGTCAGCTGGACTTCAGCCCTGGCTATGTGACTGCCAATGGCAACGAAGTGAGTTCGGGTCAGACCTTTAGCCTGGAAGCTTATGAGCACACCAGCTCGGGTGGTAAG